TTGAATCGTAGACATATTTTAACAAATCCAGATGAAGAAGGTTCAGCATCTTTATCTGTATGGATTTTATCACAACGATATAATGAACTACCATTAACTTTTAGATGTAATATGAATTCTTTTATCATATTCAGAACTGATAATAAGAGAGAATTAGATAATATAAAAGATGAACTCATGGGTGATTTAACAAAAGAACAACAAGACGAGGTACTAAAAACTGCTTGGAATAAAAAATATTCTTTTCTATATATTCGTATGAATAAACCAACTAACGAAAAATATTACCAAAGGTTCAATAGAATAATAATTAATGAAGATGAAGATGAAGATGAAAAAGTAGAAAAATAATTAATTAGTATCATATTGTTTCATAATATCATCATATACACTTTGATAAGCATCACCAGCTTCTTCTGGTGTATCAAATGAACCTAAATATATTTTAGTACCATCAAGTCTAATACGAGCTATATATTTATCACGCCTTTTATAAACACCTACAAAACCAGTTTTATTAAATACTGTTTTATTTCTATTATTACATGAATGATCTACAAATCTTAAATTTGAAAAATGATTATTTTTCCTATCTCTATCAATATGGTCTATTACATTATATTTTTCATTTCTTTCTAAAAAATGTAAACCAACTAAACGATGAACTGAAAATGTTCGTTTTTTACCTTCATTACATAAATTAACTATTTCATAACCATGATTATTATCACGAGATTTTAAAAAATTTTCTTTTTTATTTTTTATTAAACCACAATTAGATATTTGATAATTAGGATAATCAGTTATAGTTTTCCATTCCATATTTTTATATATTAATGTAATATTTTATTTTTTCCTAAATAGAACGAAAAATAAAATATAAAAAATTCTTAAATATTAATATCATTATTTTCTAATTCTTTATTAATTATTTCTTTTTTATTAATCTCTCGTTCTATCTCAATACAACCACAAGCTCTAATCTTGGAGCATTTACTCATTAAAAAATACTGTAAGAGAGGTTGTAGAATCATGTTACTAATAGTTGTAATTAAAACCACATCAACGGTTTCCATTATAATAAATAAAAATATTTTTATTTTTTTAACAACTCCATAAATAAGTTCTTGCATAATAATTTGGACTTTCTTTATCATTTTTGGTTAAATCTCCTTTTTTATCTTTTATGTTACCAGACCTTTTACAATAATTCTTTTTTCTTTTTTTATCATTATGATCTAAATCTGAATATAATCCTAAACCAGTAGTGTCTTTAAATTGTGAATATCGTTTATCACCAAAATTTATTTTTTTACCTTTTGGTGTAATTACTGAATATTTTTTATTTTTGACTTTTGATTTTTCAAACTTCATATATATTTAAAATTATTTTTTTATTAAAAACATTTTATCTATTTTATGAGCTTTTGATTCTGGATTAACCGCTGCGTATACTCTTGCATAAGCCCATTGTTGAGGTGATTTAACAGATTTTCTAACTGATGATGGATTATTATAATACGCTCCTTCACCTCGTTCAAAAATAGTTTTAATTCCTTTATATTTATATCCAGTAATCTCTGCTATTTCTTTAAGAGAGTGAGGTTCATCTCTCTTGAATCCATATTTTTTATTAAATTTTTGTTTATAAGAAAGTACCATTATATATATACTCATGATAGAAAATCTTTAAAGCTTGTTGATGAAAGTAATTTATCTATTATTGTTTGTTGTTGATCTATTTGTTTTTGTTGTTCTTCTACTTGTTTTTTTAGTTCTTTCATTCCTTCAACTAATACAGCATTTATATCTGCTTTATAAATTCCCCATGAATCAGTTTTTTCATCATAATTACAAACTTGCGGTATGACTTCATTTAATTCTTGAGCCAAAAAACCTATATGTTCCACGCCATCTTCTTTACCACTTGCTTCATTCCATTTAAAATTTACACCTCTTATATTATTTATAATATCAAATGGATTAGTAATTGTCGTAATATCTTTTTTATATCTCTTATCACTTATATCAACAAATCCACTACTTCCTATGTATCCACAATATGTTCCACCTGTTCTTCCTCCTATATTATTATAGACAGAAACATATAAATATTGTCCGTTTGTTGCTAAAACTGGAAACCTTGTTGATGCGTATGCTGCCGCTAAATAGGTTGTAAAACCCATTACCTCAGCAGAGCCATTTATAGATGTAGAATTAGTTGAAAAATACTCACCAATAAAATTATGATGCCTACCATTCGTTACAAGATATGAATCACCTATGCCGTTAATATGTTGTTGAAATGGTGTTGTTGCTGATGGAGATCCCATATACATATAGGTTGATGTTCCATTTTTTAAAGCAAATGAATAAGTAGAATTATTACCAGTTAATTCCCAACCATAAGTAGAATTACTTTCTATTATATTATTTGCTGTATTGATTGCTGTAATTTTATTTGTAGTAGCACCATTAGTAATTGTAGTTGTTCCATCACCTTTAATTGTGATTGCTGTTTCTTGACCTTTCATACCAAATTGACTAAAATTAGCATTAGCACCATCGCTACTATGATAATAAGCCCATGTAGCACAATTTTTAGTTGCGTTTGCCTTACCTAATACCATTTCAACATAAGCACCATTTGATAATGATGCCGCTAATAATTTTGCAGCATAAAAACTACTTGTATTAGTTGGTGATACTATTAAAGGGTCTATAAAGGTTTTATTAGAAATATTTGTCGTGCTGGTTGGAGTGAATGATGTAGATATAGCACCTGTAGATACATTTACAGATATAGGAGATGTTCCTGTAAATTGACCTCTTATATGACTTGTAGCAGTAGAACCAGTAGTTAGAATAGTTCCACTTTCATTTATAAAATGAAAGGTTCTATTATCTGTAAAAGGAAGACATTTTATTTCTGCGTTATATGATAATGTGTTGTCTTTTAATGTCATTCTCGCAACATCACCACTTGCTCCAGTTCCAATAGGATTATTAATTGTTGTGCTTGTTCCATTAATAATATTAGCACATGAACTATTACCGAATGTTCTATTAGGATTTCCTAATATTGAAGCAGTTGAAACATTCTCAGCACTTGCTATTTGTGTTAATACACCAGTAGCATCTACATAATTACTATTATTAGTAAAATCACTTATATTTTGTCCTTTATATGCTAATTCAGCAGTGACATGAGGTAATGTTAAATTTACATTAGATCCTATTTCTTGACCTTGTAATGCTATATAATGACTCCTATCAGAATCCCAAAAATATAATCTTGGTGGGTCGCTTGATGTTCTTGCTTTAATTCCAAAATCAGCACCATTTATTTCAACATCACTATCAGTTATTTTTAATATAGATGTGCCGTTAGTATCAGTAAAAGTAAAATTAGTTGCCTCTAATTCCATTTGCCTACTTGAACTGCCGATAGTAATAGTGCTTGGAGCAGAAGTTCCAAAATTAGTAGCAGTTGTTAAATCAGGTATATTATCTGTAATAGCAAGAGTTCCAGTTGCACTTGGAAATGCTATATTTATATTACCTGTTAAATCAGGAGTGAATATATTTATGTTATGTGTTAAATTTTCATCTTTTAATATCATTTTTTCATAAGCACCACTCGTAGATGTAAATATAGGTGATTTCAAAGTCTTATTTTCTAAAGTTTCTGTTGATGTTGCAGTAATATATCCAGCATTATTAGTAAAGACTGAAATATTTTGTCCTTCATAACTTAATACGCAAGTGACATTTGGTAATGTTATTCCTGCATTTTGTAGCATGGTGTTTGGAGACCTAACTTCTGTGTAATGTGAATTATCTAAATCATAAAATCTCACACTACCAGTTCCAAAATTAGAACTTCCTTTTACTGATATGGAAGCATTAAAATTTGTTAAATCTGTAAATGTTTTTCCACTAACATTATCTGTTGAAGTTGGTGTAAATGTTGTTGATATAACGCCTGATGCTGATACACTAATAGGAGGTGTCCCTGAAAATAAACCTCTTATTTGTGCGTCTGTTCTAATTTCACTTTGTAAAGCAATTGTTCCTGCTGTTGATGGTAAAACAATATCAATAGCATCACTTGCTAATGATACTGGTGCTTGAAGTTTTATATAATTCGTTCCATTATCACTTGCTTCAAACATAGATATATAAGCACTTGAACCACTTGTAGCATTTTTTATTACTATTGGTTCAGCA